ACGGTGACGCTGTCCACAACACCGATCACATCGTTTGGGTCATGATTGACCAACAAATTGGCCCCGCTTTCCAAACGATCCAAACGAATCTCTTGGCTGCGGTGGCCCAAAATCTCCATGCCAAAGGTGCGCTCGTAGGGGACATCCGAGCTAAAGGCCAGCGTGACGGTGCGATCATCCGACGGCTGTAAATCCGCGGTTTTGATCTGCAAAGTGCGTGTGCATTTGACGTTTGTTTTCATGGGGTATTATCCTCCTGTGGTTCAACCGTATCTTGGGCAACACCCTTGCCAAGCGAAAAATTCAGGCCCAAACTTTTTGCGTCATCCTGCTCTTTTTGCAGCTGCGCCCAGACGTCATACAGGTCGCGGCCTTGTTGGGCGGCGGCCTCTGTTCTGCTCATCAGGCCGTTATTGATGGCGGCAATGGTGGCCTCAATATCCTTCAGCGGGTCCACCCACGCCCAGCGGCGGCCCTGCCAGACGTGGCGCATGGCCTCGCCCCGATCCCGAACGGACAAGGGTATGCCGCGATCACTAAGAATCAGGCCGTTTAAAATCGCCATATCCAGCCATGCTTCGTAAACGGGGCTTAAAAAAGCCTCCGCAAACCAGTTTTGCAGCAGCATCCAATTGTCGCGCTCTTCCAAAACGCCCGCCCGAATGGACGAATAATTGACCCCTTCAAGATCGTTGGCCAGTGTGGCGTAGGACACCCCAAGACCCGAGGCCGCCGCTTGCAAAAACGACTTTACAAAGGGGCCATAGTTGGCTTCGGGATAGGTTGGGTCAAAGGACTGGAATGTTGTCCCCGCGGGCAAAGAATCGATCACGCCCGCCTCCACCGTTGTCAACAATCGCCCTTGGTTGTCTTGGCTATCGGCCAAATTTAGGGATGATCCTTCGGCGGTTGTGAAAAACCCCATCTTGGCGGCCCCCACGTTGGCCGCAATCAAGGCCGCATCGTGAAAAGTCCCCAGCTTTTGCAGGGTTTCCATGGCCGTGTGCATCCATGGCACCCCCCGCACCTGCTCGGGCTCTAGGGGCAAAAAGATATGCAGAATCTCATTCGCGGGGATGCGCTCGGTTTTCTGCTGCAGGGCGTTGCCCGTGTAGACCTCGGCAGGGTTGGATCCCTTGAAATGGTACGCCACAGGCCGCCCCACAGCGTTCAATTCCACGCCCATTTTGATGATGCCGCCGTTGTCCAAACGCTTATTCAGCCCCGTGTCCAAACGGTCCACGGCCAAAACCTGCAGGGCAAAATCCCAACCATTGCCCGCCGCGGGGCCCTTGATCTTTTTCACAATAGCCTCGCCGTCACGGACAAGGGTTTTCACCAGCAATTCCTGCACACCCACAAAAGACAAATGGCCCGTGGATTCACACACACCACGCCGCGCCCATTTGTAAAAACTATCTTCGATCAGATCGTTGGTTTTCTGATTTAACTTGCCCCCGCGCCGCCCTTGCACGTTTAACAAAAACCCGTTGGGCCCCACCATGTGGGTGGCACACATTTGGATAAACCGCTTGGCGTGGTTATTGTCCCGCATCAGGGTCCGTGACCGCGCCCGCATCAGTTCCAGTTGCCCCATCAAATCACTGTTGACGGTGCCAAAAGACCCCGTGAAAACCTCATTCAGGCGGGTCACAACCCCCGCGCTAAAATTGCGGATTTCACGAAAAAAAGGCACCAAAGCGTGATAGCGGGGAAAAAATACGGGTTGCGCAGGCGCGGGCTGAGGGATACGGGCAGGCGGCTGCTTTTTTTTAAAAAACCCCAGCATCACCGCATCCTGACATACAAACGGTTGTGAGTGGGCAGGCCCTTGGCCAGTCGCTCGGCCTGCTGATCGGAAAAAGCCTCGCGCTTATAATGATCACGCCATTGCATCAGTTCCAAAATGGGGATATATTTCAGGGACCGCGTCCCGATGGTGTACTCTTGCTGCTCTTTGGTGGCGCGGCTTTCCAGCATGGCCTCGATGGCATCCAGCATGCGGCGGGCGTGGGTTCGCGCCTCAAAGGTGCTGTTGGCCGTGGCCAAGTTGGGGGTCACGGTCAACGTTCCTGTTTCCAGCGTCACCCGCACGCCCGTTTTGGTGGCATAGCTGGCCCATTGGTAAACCCCAGCAGGCAACCCCGCCGACTGCACCGCCGTGATGGTGCTACTCCACCCCGTGCCCGAGGTGGTGGCGGTCACATCCAAACTGCCCCCCGATCCGCGAAAACTTGTGGCCAACGTATATGCGGCGGAATCAATCGGCAATCCGGTGACAGTATCCACACCCGCCGCCGTCAGCCACGTCAAAGAATCGCCGGAAATCAGGGTGCTAGGGATACTCATACCCCCAGCATGGCGTAGGCAACACCGCTGCCAAGGGTTTTTTTAGGGGGTGGACAAAATGTACCCACCCCCCAGCTTAAACCCTACGCTGCCGATTCCATGGCCTTGTTCCGAACCATGACTTCCATGGCTTTGCGAAGCTTTGCGTTTTCTTCTTTTAAACGCTGTATTGCGTTGTCTTTGTACCCCTTATGACGCATCATAACCTCCAAGGTTTGACCCATGATCATGTCACAATGGTTTATACTGTCGGAATCCACCGCAAAGACACGGATTTTCTCGTCCACGCTTTTTAACCGACTTTCTATGACATCCAAGTAAACACTGTGATTCATGGACCGTTCCTCTGCGCTGGAAATCAGGGTTTCGATACGCTCCAAAATCCCCAGCATCCTTGTGGCCCGACCGATCAAATGCTTCACCTGATTGCGCGTGGCAACCTCGCTATCTGTCCCATCCGCCAACATGGTCTTGGCGTAGAAGGTCGGGGGGGTGATTTCCTGTTGGGGCTTCACGTCCCGTCCGTAGGTTTCCAAAACGTCCAACACCCACTTGCGAAATGCTTTTGCCATTTTGGTTTTCGCCATTATGGCAATCAGGTGACAGCCACGGGGAGAGAATAAACGGACGCTCTTTTTTAGATTCCCCGAGACGGTCAATTTGACCGTCTGGGACATGCTGGCGGTAAACTCGTCTTTGTTGCGATCAAAAAGTTTCCGCACGCTTGTTTCGTCTTTGTACCCTAAAGCGATTGCCAGGTCACGGGATCGCATCCAGGGCGCACCATCCACGCTATAGATTTCGAGCGGGGTGTTTTGGAATTGTAGTTTATCTTTAAGTTGGATTACGTTGGTCATAAGTTTGTTCCTTGTGTTTAAGCGGTTTTAAAGCCGGAGGTTAAACACCTAGAACAAACATAGGCCTAGCAGTTTTAGGGTTTCCCCCTGGACATACTGCAAGCCTCCGGCCAATATCGGCCATGAATAGCACTTTTTTTGGTTAGTGCCTACCCAGTTTGTTTCCGGATGTTTAAGTCCGTTGTGTTATCCTTACACAAAAAATCTTGTGCTCGCAAAGAGTTTTTTTTACCGCCCCAACACCCGATCCGTAAACGCACTGCGCCGCGTATGGATGGCCGGTGCGCGTGTGGTCTTTGTCAGGGCAGGTGCCGACGATGGGGCAGCAACAGTGGCCTCAGCCTTGGGCTGCAACCGATCCGCAAAGACCTTCCAAATCTGGGTCCGATCCGCGTGCATGTACAAAACGTGCAGGGCGGCGTAGGCGTAAACCTCGCAGTCAAGGGCCTCGTTGCGGTCCGTGCTTTTTTTCGTCCATTCCTTTTTGGGATACCCGTTGCGGTAACGAATGATCTGTCTTTCTGACGTCAGCTGTTTAAAATACTCTGGCCCAACCCCATGATAAAAATGATATTGCCCCTCGCCCTCTGCGGATTTCAGGCGGGCGTAAATGGTGCTTTTTATGGTATCGGATCCCACCGGATACAGCTCCGCCCCCTTTTTGATCGCCTGCCCCTTGTAGTTCAAATCGACCTTCACGGGCCGACCCACGGGGGACTTGCCCGCTTGCGATTGCCCCTTGATCGCCACGGCCCCCAAGGTGCGCTTGTGATCGCGGCAAAAGGCATAAACCTGCTGCGTATGGTGCCCCCCACTGTCAATGGCCACAATGCGGGGGGTCAGGGTCGCCCCCAGTTCGTGCTGGATCGGGGACTGTAGCAGGGATTTCAATTGGACCCACACGTTGGACAGGGCGGGG